ATTATTATTATTATCATTTTTATCGGACGCCTAGTAGTAGTCCAGCGGCATCCCGGCAATGTTGTGGCCCGTGGTGATCGTCGCTTAATATATTCTTTTGTATTCTGAATTATAATTATTAATTGTGTTTTATGCCAGGTGGTCCCGATAGTGGCGGGATACTGGTAAAGTGCTGTGTAATTTATATTCAGTAATTAGTGTGATATTGTTTTAGTAATATGCAATAAATATCAATTCGCATCAGTTATTTGTTGTCATTGACTTTAAGTGCCCTCAGACCTACA